GAAGTTACACCTGACAATAATACAACTTCAACTTATGAATTTACATCTACATTAGGCACTGATTCTAGTAATATTGGATCTGTTAAATTAGAAACAGGTACATTTCAATTTCCTATAATGAGTAGAGCAGATAGAGTAACGATAGATATAAAAAACAACTCTCATTTACCTTCAAATTTAACAAGTGCTGAATATGAAGCAAATTTCTATTTAAGATCTAATAGAAGATAATGGGATATTTAAGAAAAGCAAAATTAAAAGATCTTAACCATGTTATTAAAAACATGAGAGTAATGGATAAAATTGAAGTTTTTTATCAGACAAACCTAAAACCAAAAGAAGCGATACAATTCTCTTATTTAGCAACTAAAGATAAAATGGCAATAGCTGATGACAATGATAATCCAATAGGTTTATGTGGTGTTTCTCCCGATGGTTGTATATGGATGGTTGCTACAGATGAGTTATTTCAAAATAAAAAATATAAAATACAACTTATAAGACAAGGCAAACAATGGGTAAACAGTCTGTTGAAAAATTATAAATTGTTATACAATATGGTATATGCGGAAAATGATTCTGCTATAAAGTGGTTAAGGTGTTTAGGCTTTACATTTATAAATTACCACGCAGAATATGGAGAGCATAGTAAACCATTCTATGAATTTATGAGGATTGCCTAAATGTGTGCAATTTTGCCAGCAATAGCAACAGGTCTAAGTCTTTTTCAAGGATTAGCGATGAGAAGTGCTGCTCAACAACAGGCAAAGCAAACATATCAAACAGAATCAGAAAATATGAGAAGGGCAGATGAAGCAGCAAGCAGACAAACTACTGCTGAAGGAGAAAGATTAAAAGCGACAAGGGCATCTGAAGCACAAAAAGCACAACAAATAAGTTTAGCTGGAAGAAGAGCTAGAGGAGCTATTAGTGCAACTGAGGGCAGGTCTGGTAACTTAATGTCTGCACTTCTTATGGATGAAGGCAGAAAAACAGGTAATCAGATTAATAGTATTAATCAAAGTATAGACTCTTTTACAAGGCAATCTGGTAGAAGAGTTCAAGGTATATACGCACAAAGAGATCAAAGAAGATCAGCTAGTCAAAGTAATATAAATAAAGCTTACGCAAGTGTTCCAAGTCTTGCAGGAACATTATTAGGTGCTGGTTCTGCTGCTCTTCCTTATATTGAAACCTAATAATGACAAATTCTTTTTCAGGTGGATTTCAAGTATTTGACCAGCCTATAGATACATATGTTGAAGCTCCTCGTGAATTTAACCAATCAGGTGCTTTTCAATTAGCTGAAGTTTTACAAACTGTAAATCCAAATTTACAAAAATTTATTGGTAGAAAAGTAGAAAAAAATAGAGAAACCGAAAGATTAGTTGGTAAAGTTAATTATTTAGCAGAAAATAATGCTGCATATAAAAACATAGCTAAAGGATTAAAAGAAAAATTAGGAGATAGGTATGGTCGTATTATTCAAGGTAATTCTTTATTTGTAAGGCAAGGGATTCAAGAAGGTAAAGCTGAAAATATTGGTAATGGATTGTTTTTAAAAATTAAAAATAATTATAATGAACATGTCTTTGAAGACGGAACAAGATTAATTGATAATGAAGTTGAATCTGCACAATGGCAAAATTGGTTTCAAAATGCTTTAAATACTGAAATTGGTGATATTAATGACTTAGATGCTGATGTTTTTGAAAAGAAATTAATGCCTAAACTTACAGCATTAAGTGAATCAATGTATGAATATGATCAGGAACAAAAAGCAGCAGCAAACCTAGAAAAGAACAGATCTTTAATTGCACCTAGAATACAAACTGTTATGCCTTTATTTGAGAAGGCATTACAACTAGACTACAGTGACAATAAAGAAAATATTGATCTTAAAAATGCAACTTTACAAGAAGCTGTTAATTCTTTAAATAATCTTACTGATAGTTTTGTTCTTAATGGATACTCAGGCAAAGATCTAAAAACTCTTAATAATGACTTATTAGAAAATGTAGTAGCAAGTGTAGAATTGTTTATTACGAATAATCCTTTTGATGCAAATACAGCACAAAAAGCAAAAGATTTATTAGATTTATTTGGAGAAAATGTTGCTTTAGGTGAAAATCGTAAATTAAATCAACACCCTGATTGGATAGAAAAATCAGGAGAATTACGGATGCAAGCAAATTCAATTATAAGCAATGCGTTTACTGTTGATGAGAAATTAAAAGGGCAAAACCAACAAAGATCTATTGATAGAGAGTATCAAGAGTTATTAGAAATTGAAGATTATACTGAGAGGCAATCAAAATTTCAAAGTCTGTATTTTAAATATCCTAAATATAAAACTTATATTGATAATCAAGCAAGAACTGATAATTTTGTAACTGAAAAAAAGTTAAATGATTTTGTTTTTGATATGTCTTTAAATTTATTTAAAAACGATCAAGAAATGATTACAGAATTTATGTCAATAGAAAAAAGTTCTTTAACTGATGATAGTGCGATTGTAGAAAAACTAAGCAACATAAAAAAACTTTTAAAAGATGCAGATACAATTCGAGATTTAGTAACTAAAGGAGTTGATAAAAATATGAATGATATACAAAAAATACTTAAACCTGATGCTGCAAATTATAGTTATGAGTCTCAAGCAATATTAGCTGGCTTTGAAATAGAACTGACAGAACAACTGCCAAAAATTATAGAGCAAGTTTCTACAATGATTGGCAATAGAGATGACATAAGAGAAGATCCTAGGAAATTAAAGATTGTAG